GGATTAATACTACTTTCGTAGTATTAATGATCAGGTTATATTACTGATCGTATACCTTACATATAATAGTGTTACCACTATTATAACTATAGTATACCCTCCTTTTCTTACAAAGGATCTATGTCTATTGTATTCTAATTAAAAAAATTAGCGTAGGCATCATATGCGGAAGCCGGTGTTTGTTTAACCGGTTCTTTATATGTACCTTCGTCCAGTTCTTTTAATTTCTTTAGATCAATAGAATAATTATTTTGGATTAAATTAAATAAATCGAGATTGTAAGAATATGTAGATTCTCCTATTGAAGAACCGTACATAATCTCATCAGTCTCATTTATCTTTTTAAATCCAAGACTGAATATTTTACCTGTATTTAGTAATTCGAGTGTTTTATTTCTCTCTTTACCGAATACATTGTCAATATTCAGCATTAATAATTCTTTAGATTTCTGTCTGTAATTAAGATGGTTAACATCTCATTTACTTACAGAGTCTTTGTAATTATTAATGTAATTAACTATTCCTTTAAAAATAGGATAATTTCTTAATTCATTTGGATCTTCTAAATTATAGATTGTTTTATTTTCTATAACTTTAGATGCCAAATTGTTTAAAGAAGTCATACTATTTTTGACGGAACCTCCCATTCCCTGGGCCACAACATCATCATATGTATTATGAATTAATTGTTCATCAGGGATCATGAATTGTTCATTTTTAATATTTAAACATAACAATTCTCTTAGAGAATCATATGTTAAATATCCAAATGAATAATCCAATGATTTATGGAAGGTATAGATCTTCATTTTAAATCTTGAATTATTGAATTTCTTCGATAATTTAAGACTTAAACCTTTGTAAAGAGAAGATAATATACATGGAAGATTCTTAGTAGAACCTAGGTAGTTTCCCTTGACTTTGTAAAAGTCATAGAGATTTACCATTACTATAAATGGATTCTCGATATTCTCGACAATTCCATTCATTGGTAATCCAGTAAATTCTTTTCCTTTACAGAATCATCTTTTAGCAAATTCATATGTATCTTTCGATACATGTGTTTTACTATCAGATAATTCCACACCTAGATAATCCATTCATTTTATGTAAGTTCTTGCGACTTTATCATTTTTTATAACGATATCATCACCAAGAATTATATAATCTGAAAAATTATCTATACCATTTAATTTTGCACATCAGTGTAAAACTAAATGGTGTGTAAGTGTAAAGGCAGCTCAGGAAGAATATGAACCCATAGGTTGACCTGTTCTATATTGAACAAGGTTACCCTCTGGTGTTTCAAATTTCCTATCAGATAGAATAAAACTTCACCCATCAGCTACTTCTTTAGATATTGCTATCTCAAGAAGTCTCCTCTGGAGTGAAATTGGAAATCTATCTGTTGCTGATGACAGGTCTATAGATCAAAACATATTTCCATCGTCCTTTCATTCATTTAAAGGACTCTGAGTGTAAGTCCTATCACATGGAAGATTTTGAAGTTTCTTCATAATCTTTTCATGTATAGGTTTCAGAAATAATTGTGTATAGTAATCAACTATAGCAACTATTCTTAGCTTACATTCAGGATCATAAATAAATGAAAGTTTACCCAATTTCTGTGAGGGAAAATTCTTTTCCCAAGCATAATTGTATTGACTTTGGAAATAATCAATCCCTGATTGGTCCGTTATTTTGAATAACGAAGCCATCAAATCATAACTGTAAGACAATAAAGAACTGTAAGCAGTTTTTGTTGCCTTACCATTTGGACCAGCCTTGTTTGATAAATATATATTATTTATCTCAAATTTTGGTTTTTCCATTTTTAAGTTATAATTTGATACGAACTCTTTAATAAAACCTGTTGGAATAGTTTTAATTATTCTTCCGGGTTTCGTTATTGAATCGTAATCAGGTTTGATTTTTAGTTTTTCTTTTCCTTCGGCTTTAAGAGTTCTTGACAAACAAAGAATAGTCATTAAAAACTTTCTTTGTTCTAAAGAACCTTTAGCTAAAGGTTTAAGAAAATCTAAACGTTTTGGTCATCCATCAGTATCTAAACCTATCTTTAACTTATTAAATAGTAATGGAGATCCACACATGTACCTGGTACAGTGTAATCTACATTGTTTTAAATACTTTACAGTCTTTAACAGACCTTGAGTGTTTAATAATCTATTTAATAATTTAAAGTATGGGTTAAGATAGTCTAAAGTATTAATAGTTGGAAATACAATAGAACATAGCTTAACTGTTATGTTATATAATTGTTTTTTCATTATTTATTTTAGATTGATGTATGATGTTTTATCCTCATTGTACGTCTATGGTGGAGGAATACCCTCCAGTAGCTAACTGGAGAAAGTCCTTTAGATTCTAAAGAAGAATGGGGACTAAAAATTACCAAATCTCTACCTAAGAGATTTTCCGGGTACATACATAATTATATGTATGTACGGAGTAATATCCAAAAATTAGCTGAAAAGCTAATTTTTCC